ATGGGTTTAGCTAGTATGAACCCTATGGTTGGTACTACTCCAAATAACAGTGTTATGCTCCTTCATAATATTGATGATAAAGACCTATTTGATGGATGGGATAGTTATGGGCTAGCAACGACTTTAGATAAAGATGATGCTCATATTACAAAAGATAAGAATGGTAAACTAGTTGCAAGACCTAATAGAGATTTAGAAGGTAAGCTAGTAGAGGTTTATATTTGTAAATATGAAAAGGTTCAAGAAAATTTTGATGCCTTATATAATATCTTAGATACTCCTTATGAGTCTAGAGAATTAAAACAATCTATTTACGAAATGGCCACTGGTCATATCTCTCTTACAGAGAACTTTGCTAAGATAGATCATCTTTTAGAAAAAGTTGAATTGAAGAAACTTAGCAAGATTATATCTTCTGATGCGGATAATATGGAAAGAGAATTAGGTCAAACAGATCGTTTAAAAAATGATGGATCTTATACTCCTTCCAATCCAGATGAAACCGCTGCTAGTGGTGTTAGTTTATTAGCATCAGCTGATTATACTTTCTCAGAGTCTTTTGGTCCTGAAGATGATCAATTAGAAAATAAGAAAGCAATTATTGAAGCTCTTATGTGTGATATAAAGAAGGATCTAAAAAATGGGAATTATTAATGCAGAACGATACTTCCAAGATCAAGATAGGGAGTTTAAATATAAAGAAATAGAAAAATGGGTAGCTGCCAATGGTGGGGCTATCATTAAAGACTATTACAAATATGAAAAAGATCTAGAAGCTGATTGGTATAAATTCCAATCTATGCCTCCAAATAATTGGTATGAAGCTGATGATGAAGCTATGAAATTATTTGGTATGGAAAATGAGCAGCTTTATTATAAAAACAAAGCAAGATTCTTAAAAAGAAATATCAATAAAGATACTCTTGATTATGAATACTCTGGTGTGGCTAATCTTGATAAACAAGATTTAGAAAAATTAAAGACTACTAGAATCGAATCTAGTGCTGATAAGTATATCAGAAAGTTTGATAATGAGTATTCTCCAAACTTTAGAACTATTGTAGATATTAGAGCAGTAGATGCTAAAGATAAAACTAATACAACTTTAAATCCATTGAAAGATATATACTACCCACATTCTGCTATTAAAGAAGAATATGGCTTCAGTCCAGAACAAAAAAGAAAATGGACTCAAGAATATATTGATGATGGCTATCCATTATTATTTGATGATTATCAAACTAGAGATGAGTTAGAAACTGCTTGGTATAAATACAACTCTGTAGATAGAGATAGACAAATAAACTGTGATGACTTCTCTGTTCAGATTTATGGCATGGATGTATCTGAGTTATATGAAAAACAACTTAAAGAATTCTTAGCTGATGACTTTGATGATGATTTTGAAACTGAGTATTCTGGATCTATGAATGAAAGTAAACTAGATCCTATGAAGGATTATAACTTTGGTATTGCTGATCAAATCAAAAAGCATCCAACTCCTATGATTCTACCAGAACAAGATATCTTTTATAATATGAATAGATTCAAATTCTACAGAATGATTCTATTAATAGGATTGCCTACTACAAATAAATCTGAACTAGCTAAGACTTTGTGTAAAAAGTATAAAGCAGAGTTCTTGGATATGAAGGAGTTCTTTAATATTAAATCTGCAGAAGATATCCAAGCATGTGTTAGATTATCTCCTGCTATTTATAAATATGCTACTACTCATCCTAAGTATATTAAATTCATTAAAGATTCTGAGTTGTATGGACAACAATCGGTTCAGTTCAAATTCAAGATTAAAGAATTTATGAATAACTTCTTCTATTGGTTGATCAATACGTATTCTAAACAACGTAAGATTGTTGTAGAAATGTGTAATGAATCCCTACCAGTATTCGACGTTCATCCTAAACTATTTACATATCCTATCGTAATCAAAGGCGATTCATTCTTCTTACAAATCTTTAGAAAATTAGCTAGACATGAAAAGTCTAAGATCTTTGATTTGTTTAGTAATTTCAAAATGATTGATGCTATTCAGTTTACTCTTTCTATAATAGAAAAATCTGGTGATGATGCGGATCTAATGGATTACTTTAGAAGAAGAATTAGAGAATTTGATCCTATCAAATTTGATATTAATGAATCTAATCTTCCAGATCCTGGTTTATATATAGATGCTGCTAATAATACTATTAGAGAATCATTTGATCCTCTTTATTGTGCTAAGAAAGCATATTCTGTATTATCTTTAAATAGTAAGACTTTAGTAGAGTCTGAAATGATTGATCATACAGTACAATCTGCAGAAGATAGAATCGATTATCTTCAAGAACCAAACTTCAGATCTGTATTTGCTCCTATGCTTAATTATACTGAAATTGAAACATTATTACAAAACTCTCCTAAGAGTAATAATGTATTTACTATTAAGTGGTATAATGACTACAAAGGATCTTGTAGTGGTTTAAAGACTACGTTTAAAAAGAATGAATGGGTTACAGAAGTTGCCAAGCTTTCCACTAAATTCTTAAATGAATATACTTTAAACAAGTGGAATGTGGAAGTTGGTAATGATCTTATTAGATTAGGTTGGAATCCTACTGTAGAATTTAATGATTATTATAGAGCTGCTGCCTCTAAGATGGCTGATTCTTTCTTGAAAGATAAAGTTATCTGCAATTATGTAAATATTGGATCTATGCCAGTATACAATCATTTGACTGAAGATGTAGAATTCAAATTACCAGTAGATGGTATCTATGTAATGACCATTAATGGTAAGCATAAGGAAGATACTCTAGATACTATTCCTCAAGTATTATTATCCTTAGATGGATTTGTTGATGGTAAACCTATTTATCCTATTATAGATAAACAACTTGCTAAATCTATCTCTTTAGATAAATTGAAAGAATGGTATGAATTAAGTACTTGTGAATTTAGCTTATACTTATTACCAACTACTAAAGGATTGAAGAAAGATATTGCTAGCAAAATAGAATCTATGGTATCTAAAGATAGCTCTGAACTTACAACTTCTAAGAATAAAGAGTTATTGGTTGCAGATTTTAGATTATACATTTCTGATACTTTAAAGGTATTAATTGAGAAATATAATAACTCCTCATTTAGAGTTAAAGATATTGATACTTTACTTTCTAAGAAGTCTCCTGATAAATATACTGTTTATAATCTAGGAACTTTCGATGGTGACGAATATGATACTTTAGTTAGAAATATTGGAATCTGTAATACTAGAGCCGCTACTCTATTTGAAGAAAAACCTAATATGGAATTAATTGGTGAGCACAAATCTTTAATCCCATATCTAACTCTAGTAACAGTAAATGAATTCGTTACCTCTACTCCAGTTAAAGGAATGGATAACTCTAGAGGATCTGATACTTTGAATAAAGATAAAGATTTAGAAACTTTTGATTCTTATTATAATCTATTAAATCCAAATAAATAAACAGTAAGGAAGAGGGTTATTCCTCTTCCTTACTTCCTTTTAAATTTCATTTTGATTATACACTATAATTATGAGAATATATAAAGTTAAACAGTTGATAACGTATTCTTAAAAACAAAAACAAATTTAAAAAGAAAGGAAGTATTTTTTTATTATGGAAAGAAACTTTAAATACTTTAGAGGTAGGAAGTTCTATCTATCTACAAGAAGAAGTTCTATTAAAGCTACTTACCCAAAATTAATCAGAGCCATATCTGAAATGAAAGATGGTAAGATATTTGCATATGTAGAAGACTTTGGTGAAGTCCCTATAGAAGATGAAAATAAAAGAATGTTCGAGATAGAAGAATCTGAACTATTTGATTTCTATACTGCACTAACACCTAAGGGAGTTTGTACTGTAGAAGTATGTGTAGATACTAAAACAAAAGAGAACGGCATATTTCTAATATTCAATAAATACATCAAAGAAGATTATGTTCCAGAAGATATAAAAGATGCTGATATTGTTATTATATCTTTATCCAAAGAATTAGATAGATTAGCATCTAGAGCTCTAGGAGTTGATTTTAAAGATAAAAAGTCTTATAAAGATGCTATGAGCCCACTATCTATATTTGAATCATATCAACTAATGCCGTTAAGTTCTATAATCAATACTGATAGATTCAATCTAAAAGGAAGTATTCCAGAAATTATCTATGATCCCGATGAGGTTATAGATATCAAATTTAAAGGTATATCGTATTTATATTATGAAGATAACTATGAATCCTTAAAGGGATTAATAGGCATTGAAGATCTATCTGGAACTTTCAAAACCAAAGATCCAGTAAATGGCTCTGAAGGTCCAATAACAATAAAGTTTTCAACTATATACAATAATTTAGATAGTACCTTTATAAATGGTAATTTGTGTACTGTTTTAAATTGCTTCCCTATGGTTGGAGTAGAGAGTTATGATGAATTCGTAAAACTCTATGGTGAATTAGTGATAGGCGATTATAAGACCGAAGATGAATTTAAAAAGGCTAAATATAATTCATTAATCAATCTATTATATATCTTATGCTATACAACTCTAGGAGATCCAGTTATATTAACTAATAACGATATAGATTATAAGTTAAAGTATATCGAATTAGATAAGGTTGGATTCAAGAAATATGAGTATGATCATATCTCTACTATTAGAAATAATGATCCTAAGTACAAAATAGTACTTATTAAATTTGATAATGATGAGATAGCTATTTTGAAACTTAAAGTAGTTAAAGATTTGGATCTAATGAAAATCGGAAATTCTGAAGATGACACAATGTCAGAAGAGGAATTTTCGAAGTTTATGAATCTAAGTTAGTCTCACGATATTTTTTATCGTGTTTCTATATATTTTCCAGGTTAGTGATGGTAGGCCTCCATCGATTTATACTAACCTAAGTCCATTTTCTAATATATTAGGAGGAAAAACAAATGGCTGAATTATTTAACAACGCTAAACCAAACGAAAAAGTTGATTCCAAGAAAGAACGAATCGAACTAGAAGAAAAAGCAACTTTCCCAGAACTTCTTTCCGCTGGTTACATGTCCTTAAGCGACTTGTCCAAAGTAGTAAACGGTTTGTTCTATTCCGTATTCGATGACTTCTTTGGTTCCAAATTGGAATTGGATCCTCAAACTGGTCGTATCCAATCCCGTATCTTCTTCTCCTTATCTTCCGACAAATCTAAAGATCCATCTGGTTGCTATGCAGTAGAAGATGCTAACAGTGGTAAAAACATGAATGATATTGCTAGCCGTCTTAGCTTGGCAAATCGTTTGAACAACCCAACTGGTAACTGGAAAAATATTCAATTGACTTCCGAAGGTCAAAGCAAATTAGAAGACTTCTTACCTAACAATGCATTCAACCGTAATGGTGGTATTAACTGGAATGCTGTTACTAATGAAGTAACTACAGCTCCTTCCCAATTCTCTCGTCCACAAATTTACTTCTCCGTAGATATTGATATCTACAAAGTAATCAAAACAGTATTTGGTCACAAATCCTCTACTGGTGGTAAATGGAATTACAACATCGAAGTTAAAAACCCAATCAACCCAATTCAAGATCCTGTAACTGGTAAAGTAACAGCTACTAACTTCAATCTTCTTCTTTGGAGAGTAGATTCTGGCGATGTATATCGTTTAGCTGAACGCTTTGGTTTCAATGGTCTTGGTTCCAACTCTTTGGGTATCAACACAGATCGTTAATAATTGATTAATATACAATTATTGTCTTGCTCTAATATAATATAAGGGAATAAGGATAGAGAGAAATCTCTATCCTTCCTTTATATTTATTTTTTATGAGGTACAAAATTATGGCTTTCAAAAAAGATGGCGGTCCTATTAAATTTGAAATCAAAGAGAATGGGATCAATGAATTAATCGATGAAGGTACTGGCAATTCTTCCATTATGCTTAGAGAAGTAGGTTGGAATGGCAGAGATCCTAAATTAGAAATCCGTAAATGGATTATCGATGTGGATAAAGAGACTCCTATGAGGGGATTATCCTTTATCACAGAACAAGGTCCTCATACTCTTACTGAAGTATTAGCAGAAAAAGGTTTTGGTAATACAGAAAAACTTATTACTAATATTAAAGACAGAGAAGACTTCGATGATTCTCTTGTAAAAGTAATTGGTAAAAAGAAAATTGAAAAGTCTAAAAACACTGAAGTAACCATTAGTGAGGATGATTACTTTGATCCTAAGAGTGTTTTAGATGATTAAAGTGTCCTCTTTTATTCAAAGAGGTGAATTAGATGAAAAGTAAATACGAAGAAATAAAAGGTGATAATCAGAATGAGTCTATGGAGCAATTAGAGATGTGTAAATATCTCGTTCAAGGTATTGATAAACCATGCAAGCATAGAGATATGTATGGGCGTTGTACTTTTGAAAACTGTATCCTGGATGAAGAAGAGTCACCTTTACGTTCTAAAAAATGGTGGTTCCAATGTATTATATGTAAGCATCCTACTTCTATTGAACCAGATGCTATGAGAGTACCATTCTGTGAATCATGTATTTCTAGAATGAATGAAGCTGAAGTATTGCCATTCACTTGTAGATATTGTGGTAGAAAACAATACTCTCCATCGAAGTGGATGTTCTCAAGAGTTTGTGATGAATGTATTCCTTTATTATATAATAAGAATGCAGGACAAACTTGTTTAAAATATACCCCTAAAGTTGGTAAACGATCTATCTCTAGAGGTGGTAGTTTACATGATTACAAATAAGGTGGAATTATGACTAATAATAGAGTAAAAGAATATGATTATTTAGAAGCTGTGCCTATAGAGCATATTCTTTATGCTCAGTTTATCAAATATGATAAACTTAATAGACTATTTACAGAATACTATAAAGACAAACCAGTTCCTAAATGGATTAATATCTATATAGACGTATATCAAGCATTGCTTCCTATATTTAGTTTCTATAAAGTAACTAATCCTTATAATATAACTGCTTGTATTGCTAACTTGGCAATACATTATAAATCATTCTTTAGAAAAGCTGGCATAGATAGCTTTGTATTTTTATTATATTCTCCTACCACTGGTGCGGCTACTCAACAAAGATTCTGCCCAGAATATAATGGCAAATATACAATGCGAATGATAAATAATAAAGAAGTATATGATATGGTAAATCAAAATATACCTCTTATTCAAATGCTATGCCAGTATATGAATAATATATTCTTTAAGATGGGTACAGTAGAAACTTCTGTTATGGCTTATGATATGATTACTAAGTTTAAGAATAGACAGATTACTGCTCCATCTTTATTTATAACTTCATCCCAATATGCATTCCAATTACCATCTAAAGTAAAAGATCTTATTATGCTTTATAAGAAGAAACCATTGCCTGGAACTTCTGATGATACTTCTTATTTAGTTACTCAAGAGAATGCTTTAGATTCTTATATTGCAGAAATAAAGAAACAGCATATTGAAAAGTTTGAAGTAAACCAATCTTGGTTATCTGGATTTATGACTCTTTCTGGTATTCCAAAAAGAAATCTCAAATCCTTATTTAACTATAAGCAATCTTTAAAGATTCTTAAAAGTATAGATGAACAATTTGATCAAGCTACTCCAGACTCTCTGTTTAATGTAGCTTGTAAATTATATCCTAATAAAGGATTAGATTCTCATTCTTATGATGAGATAGTAAATAGGTTTAGATGTATCGATCTAGATTATCAACTTTATATGTATAGAACTATGCCTGAAGCTATAGACACTGTGTTTTTAGAACAGGTAAATGATCCTGAAGCATTAAAGAATATCAATGATCAATATTTCTCCCAAAATCCTATCTTATTAGAAAAACTATGATATCAAAATACAAACAAGAATGAGGGTAGAGTCATAATGACTCTACCCTTTATTTTTTTATCTTCTAATTAATTGAGCCATATCACTCATGGATCTAGTTCCTAATTCTTTTTTGGTATTGGAGTTCTTATTGACTTTAGATGTTGTAATACCTTTACCTTCAGAAGATACTACGTTTACATTGCTATTCAATTTGTCCATCTTACCATTAGAAGCTTTATACCAATCCATTTTAGTAGTCTTATTATTATTTGCTGTTGTACTATTAGCATCAGCAGCCTTTTCATTATTTGGAACTTCTAATATTTTAGAGAAGTTCATCATAGTAATACATTTGAAATAGTCTGATTCTCTAGTATAAATTTCTGTTTTCTTATTTAATAAGAATAGACCATCTTTATCTGCATGAGCTGCATAGTTCTTTACAACGTATTTCTTATTAGGTGTAAATACGGATGGATCAAGATCATATTTATTTACTGTAAGTTTATTGATCCTGTTCTCCAATTCTGATTTATGGTTCTTTATCTCATTAGGATTATCATTCTTTGTAACGATAATTTGAGTACCTAGTCTACTATCCCCAAAGGAACCACCTAGATTTACGTCAGATTCAAAACTACCTACTCCTAATTGACCTATACCCGTTAAATCTGTAACACTATCTAGATTATTTTTTAATAATTGTAGATCAGATTGGTTCATGAATCCACCAGAAGCCATATACTTACCAGCAGCAGATAATTTATTATAAATAGATTCCCCAGTAAAAGAAATAGCAGATACATCTGTTACTAAAGAAACAAATTTACTCTTAATATCACAAGATAGAATATCATTAAAACTAGGGAAGAATGAGAATAGGTTTTTAGCAAATCCCGTTATAAAAGAAGTGATATTTTTAAGACTACCTATTACCCCCTTTACCGTATTTACATAACCTTGCATCTCATGAACGTTCTCCATTAGTTTAGATGCATTTGTAAATAGATCTTCAAATTGGGTATGAGTACTAGAGTCTGTAAATACAGAACTGTATTTATCATAGATGGGTTTTATTTTGTTTACGAACCCAATAGCCTTATCTGCAATAGATCCTATCTTATCCATACTACTGTCTAGAGCATCTGTTTGTGAGAAGATTCTAGATTGTGAATGAGATGATGCAGAATAAGAAGATGAATTGATTTTAGATACAGAATTCTTTGTAGCTTCTATAACATCTTGTACATTGATTTCTGTAACAGAGTTTAAGTAATTATCAAGATATTCTGAATCATAGAATACTGGAGAGATCTTCTTGATATTCTTATCAAAACTTTCACTCATCTTAGTAATACGTTCATATTGCTTATTGAAACCTAGTATACCATTACCAAGGAATTTACTAGTAATAGATTTGAAAGCACTTTGTACTACTGGTACATTGATTGTTACCTTGCCAGGTTTAGCAGGGACAGATGTTGGAAATCCAGTTGCTTGTTGCATAACAGTTTCTGTTAGTTTGTTTTGGTACTCATGAAGTTCTTTAGCTTTATTTAAGACGTTGTTCTTGAATACACTATTCCAATGGTTAAGCTTCTCTGGGACGTTGCCCATTTTCTTAACCATCTTTTTGATCATCTGTTTAAACTTCTCTACAATACGATCAATATATGCTTTAGTCTTAGCAATATTATCATAACTAAGAATACTATTATCTTTAGATGGGTTTATAATAGCATCAAATTTATTTATAATCTTAGCCACATCATGATTTATCTTATAGGCAGTTTCTGTTACAGATAGATCGATATAGTAATGATTTCTTTCAGTATCCACATACATACCCTGGTTAGCAGTATTAGGATCTGTAGTTTCTCTAATATTTAAGATTACATCATTAAATCTTTCATTCTTCATAGGAATACCCTTACCAGATTTTGATATTAGGTAAGTACAAAACGGTTCATCTATAAAGAATTGATATTTAGTTGGATAGAATACTTCTACAGAGTTTAGATAAGCTACTAGCGATACAAGTGTATCTGTTGGTGGTATGATTAGTTGCTTTTGTAATCTGTTATATTGGAATGGTTCTACTAATAAGTGTAAGTTACTCATATAAGAGCTTAAGATATCCATCATATGGGTATCCATCATTGTAGTATTTGCTACAGTCTTATTAGCATCGATACATTTCTTACTCATAAGACCAAGATATGCTTCTCTATACACATCTTGCTTTTCTTTCCCATCACTATCTTTTTCTTTGTAATCTAATTCTTTATAATAGTTAATATCATTAGATACAAATACAGAGAATTCGTCTTCTATATAAGATTCTACTGTAGGAGATTCTAATTCTTGATTAGAATCATATTTATCTATTTTTAAATACATTGTAGCAATCTTAGCATTAGCAATAATCTTATCAAAAAGATTCTTGTCTAAATTCACATGTGCTAGCATTGTAGGCATATTTTTATTTTCATAATCACTAATTCTGATTATATTTTTAAAGTTCTCAGGTTTGATTATAAGACCATCTGACTTTTCTCCAGGTATTAAAATCTTACCTGATACCTTGAAGTTCCATTGTTGCATATAATAACCTCCATTTTATATTACCAGAGTGTCATTATAGTTAAACACAAGAAGATGAGAAGAACCATAACGGTTCTTCTCAAAAAAATAATAAATTATTTCATCCACTTATAAGTTCCTTTGGAAGCAGCCTTTCTTTGGAGGAAATCTTTTTTATCTGAATTCTTTAATACAGAAATACGTCTTAGTACTCTATCTCTAGCCTTTCCTGTCATTTGGTCCTTTTTATCCATTATTTCAAAATCAGAACCAATACCACCTGTTGCCATATCTTTACCAGCTTTATAACCTATTTTAGCTGTGTATACAGTTTTATTAATAGCTTTAGCAATAATATGACCTACTTTTACTAAAAATTGTTTAATTCTAGTAAATACTTTACTAATAACTCCAGTTTCTTTATTCTTTAATTTTTGGTCATATTCGCGAAGTTTCTTTTCCATTTTCAATTGCAAACGTTCTAACCAGTTAAGATCATCAACGTGTTGAATTGTTTTATTAATAGTAACTAATTTAGATGCGTCACCATTAGCTTTGATACCAGCATCAATCATTTTGATAATAACTTGTTTGCCCATAGCTTCATCGGCATTGTCCATTGCTTCGGATAAAACTTCATCATTTTCAAACTCAATGGAGAAATCTTCTGCGATCTGAACTAGAATCTCTCTCTCTTCAATAGTAGGTAATAATGCCATAATTTATAACTCCTAAATATTGTCAATCAAAATTTTATTTCTTTTTATTTTTAATCCAAGCATGGGCTTTATTAATAGCTTTTACAATAGCATGAATTACTTTAACTATAAAAGCTTTTAATCTAGTCCAAATTTTACTAAAAGTGCCAGTCTTATCAGACTTAACTTTTTGATCATATTTTTCTAATTTAGCTTCTAAATCAACTTGTTTACGTTGCAACCAGTTAAGATTCTTTACTTTAGAAATACTATTAATAAGGGAGGCCTCACCAGTAGGTTGGCCTCCTTTTTTAATATTATTTACAGCGGTATTAAATCCTTTAGCAAGACCATCTAAATCTTCGTCAATGCTACCTGCAACAGGACCTTCAACATTTTCACAGAGAATATTATTAAAGTCCATAAAGCATTGTTCAACTAAATTAGAACTCATTATGAATAATCCCATAACTGTTCACCTAATTTATATTATAAATGATCCCCACCATTTTCTTCGGATGCAGCTGGTCTACTAGTTGTGGAAGCTGCTGCTTCAGTAGAAGCGCTTCTGGAAGAAGCTCTACCACCTTGACCTTGGTTACCAGGGTTTCCAGATTCAGGAGTTCTGCCTCCTCTATTAACTGGAGTTGTACCTGCGCCAGCTGCAGATGGAGTACCAGAAGTTTCAGAAGTAGCAGTATGTTCACCAGGGATTGCAGGTGTTGGAGGAACTGTTGTATGAGAATCTTCACCATGTACTTCTTCTGTATGAGTAGTATCAGGTTCTAAAGAACCATCTGCTGCATAACGGAAAGTGGAGGAAGATGGTTTATTACCAAAACGAGGAAGTTGACGATAAACAGCACCTTTATCGAATGCAGTTTCTTTAGCTTTATCTTCTTCAGATTTAGCAGCTGCTTCTGTTTTAGCTTTTTCTTCAGCAACTAAGTCTTCGAAATGTTTTTTGAAACGAGCAGATGCTTTTTCAGTGATAACTTCTTCTTCAGTTTTTGGAGTAGTTTCAACTGTTTCTTGAGCATTTAATTCAGCAATATGAATTTTAAGTTTTTCACCAACAGCAGCTTCGCGATTAGCTTCTTCTTGTTCTAATAATTGTTTAGCAATGATTTCAAGATCTTCGATCAAGATAGCTTCTAATTCTTTAGAATCAATATTTTTCTTACCACCATTATCAGTAGAATATTCTTTGAAACCACGTTTTTCGAAGTCTTCTTTTTGTTTTTCAGTAAGCTTTTCCTTGCCAGTTTCATCATAAGCATTATAAAGAGGAGTGTAAGTTACTTTTGGATCTTTGCCTTCTTGTTCCTCTTCTTTAATTTCGAATACTTCACAGCCACGATCTAACAATTTAGCAATAACTGCAGTTTCCATAAGAGCTTTTTCTGTAGTGCCAGTGACACCAACGAAATTTAATACAGCACCGCCTGGAGCGATGATTTTTACAAATTTACCTTCACGCATTAAGGTCACCATTCCTTTTCATGATATATCATAAAATAGTAATATTAAAGATTATTATAATGTGCAGAGCATTTAATAGCCAGCTAGATCACTACTAATCGTAATCAAAGCTTCCATCATTGTCATCTCTGTAAGTAACCCCACGATCATTTACAGCAATCCCAACTTTCTTTTGCAAGGCTCTAATTCTACCATTAAATTCTCTATTACGATATCTTGTAAGATGTCTGGCACCATATTCATCATTTTTAGTACCAATATGATTTGCAACTTTTTGAAGTCTTAGAGCTAACCAATCAATTACTTTAATACAAATACGCATAAATTTTCTTAGCATATTTGTACGATTCATACTTCGTTCTTGATCAAGTTCTGCTTCTAGTTTAGTATATAAACTTCTAAAAGCTGCTATCTTAGAAGCAAGCCATGTTCTAGGAGCATTTTCATATTCCCTTTTTAAGGTATCCCTCATAAGATTATCACGACCAATAATTATATCTTGCAATGTCTTTCTATCTCCAGGATTTTTTCCTATCTTTTCATAAAATGCTTTTCTTGCAGCATCTTCTATTTCTTTAGGACTTTTTCCTTCAAAAGGATTTTTTTCTTCTTCTGCTTCTAGAATGACAGCTTCTTCTAATGCTGTTTGCTCATCTAATGTTAAACTCAAGGAACTTACTAGATCCTCAATATTATTAGATGACTCCATAATATATAAAGCCATTATTCATCCTTCTCATTTACTTTAGCTCTAAATGCACCAGTTTCCATAAAGATAGTATGGATAACTTGAGATGTTTCTTTATAGTAATCTATATAAAATTGCATAGAAGCAAGATTGTAGTTTCTAAGAATTTTGTGGATATGCAAAAAATCATCTAAGTATAATTTAAATACATTCCGAATTCTGCTTTGTTGATCTCTAGATAGGGATCTGTCATTAACCATCTTTTTGAAAAGTAGCTCTATTTTATCTTTAACAGATTCAAGCTGAGATACATAATTCTCATATTCGGTATGAACAATCTTTAACTCTTTAGCAATTTCCATATCATATTGATTAGAGATTTTTATAATCTCAGATGGATTTAGATTATCAGTTCTATGGAAATACTTAGATCTTTTTTCATATAAGGTAAGAAGAGATTCTTTACTTTCGTAATCTTTGTATTTATAAAAATTGACAGTTTTTAAACTCTTCGTACCAGTCCAATATTGTTCATCTAGATATAAGCTTAATAGACCTTTGATATCAATCTTTAATTTAGGAATATCTGATTTAAGATTTCCTAACTGATATCTTTCATAGTCTAGTTCTGGATAATCTTCCAATTGCTTTTCTATATATTTAATCTTAGTCTTTTTACTAGTAAGCTTACTAGCAGCATACTCTCTAAAATAAGCTAAAACCTTTTTAGAATTAAATAGATTATGAATAGCTTCTTTTACATTTAGATTATCCATCATGATTGAACTAATGAAAGAAAGCTTATTACCAAATTTAGTAATAATTTCCTTTTGCCATCCAATCTTTTCTTTTCTAGAAGATACCATGTTTCCATAGAATTCTTTTTTGAACTCAGTTTCAAAATCTTCTATAGTATTTTTATTGTAGTCTTTGTTTTTAGATTCAGACAAAGCCTTTGTAAATATATTCATTGAAAACTCCTATTTATTTATTCTTGAAATTGGAGTAACTTTATCTTCAACAACTTGCATTTTTAATTCAGCAAGCATTGTAAATAATTGAGAGAAGTCGTTATCTGTCAAACGAAGATAATTGTATTCACCCATATTAGTAATCATCTTTTCTTTAGCTATTTGCTTAGCCCTATACTCAGTCATAGTTCTAGTATTAGGATTTTTGCCACCATCCTTAACTTCTATGATTAGATTATAAGGAAGTAGTAAAAAGTCTGTGATCCAATGTCTAGTTTTACCACCAAAGGTATATTCTAAGATTGGTCCTGGAGCTATAACTTCAGATGAATCGAATTCGAGTACATCATCTAAGAACTTCATAAGATTTAGCTCATACTTGCCAGTATAAGTAAATTCTTTTCCATCAGACCATTTATATTTACCACTAATACGTCTATTAGCAAGCATCTTTTCTTGTTGTTTAGGATCGTCTAGTAAATGTATCTTATTGTAGACTTTCATCATACGTTTTCGATAAGTCTTTTTAACAGTCTCATAGCATTTAGGATTTCCACATAGACGTTCATACTTTTGACGTTTTTCATTCCATTTAGTAGGATTACCACACACAGTGCAGTTACCATGACCTTTTTTATTATTCACGATATCATATACTAATCTATATGCTGTATAACCCTCTGGAATTTCTTCATCATGTTTACGTTCTATATGCTTAACTAAATCATCTCGATGATAAGTTTCACTACAATAAGGACAAGGATATCTTTTCATCATTTCCTCCTATCATTATAATTCAATTATTAAGTGGTCAGTACTTGCAAAAGTAAATGATGAAAAGAATTATGATATGAAATAATTGATCGAATTTATTCAATGTAGCTTCTAATCTTCTAAACTTTTCATTATCTATTAGCCCATTAATTCGTTCTAGAATCAATGAGTTCATAGCATAGCACTTACCAAAATCTATTAATAGATGGGAGATGAAGATAATTAAAAAAATAACTTTACTAAAATAATCATGAAAATTACTTCCAGTAATCAAACAATATCCTACCCATACTATAGAGGAATATAAAACACAATGACAGGTTAAAAGATATAAAGACTTTCTTTTGTTTCTTTCTAGATATTCACCTTGGAGAGGATAATCTGCCAAGCAATGTACTGCAAATAATAATAGCATATCAATAAGCATTTATATCGTCACCAGCTCTCTTTTTACTTATTTTCTATTATACTAAGGTCAAGTAATATTGAGTGATGATTTCAAAAAAAAATAAAAGAGGGGTTAACCTCTCTTATTTTTCTGAGCATTAAATACTGCTTGATATTCTTTCATGCTACAATACTTCTCAGATTTAGAATTTTCTTCTATATTATCTGAAAAGTCGTAAAAGCTTGATCCTAGATTATCTACATATGGTCTATTGTATTTATATAATAAATTAAGACCAGATCCTGCTATAACAGGAACTGCAGATATTAAAGACTCTACTGGTAATAATATAATTGGAATCATTTTAACCTCCTATTTAAACACATATTACTACTCACTATTATAGTATATAATTAAACACAAAATTGTACCCATACTCATAAAGAGTATGGGTGTATATTATTTATAAGTGTTAGGATTTCCATCAGTATCTTGTTTATTTTTCCAGTCCCCAGCCTTCTTAGGTTGAGCTACAAATCTATCTCCTAAGAAAGTTTTTTGATACTTTCTCATATCTGGTTTGTGATGAGTTTTTCCAGAAGTAATACGTTTAAACTTTCTAACCAAACCTTCAATAGTCTTAATAGTTCTTGCTTCATTAAGTTCATATAGAGGCATTTCTATTCACCTCCATTTTGAGTATTGTTTTGATCAGTATCTTGTTTATTAGGATTTGTATTAAGTTTTTCTTGCTGTTGTTTTTGATTATTTTGGTTTGTTTTCTTAGAATAGCTGTTTACATGGGATTGCATATAAGAGAACAAGTCCCTATATAGCATACCAGCTGCAGTCATCTTAGCATTCAATGCTTGCTTTAGAATATCGCAAACCAATTTCTTTTTATTATAAACTACAGTTTCACTATCTTCAGGATCTTGTTTAGGTTTGTTTTGATTTTGTGGTTGATTAGAACCATCTTGATTATTATCTCCATTAGATGAATTACTGGAGAAAGACATTTTAGGAGTTGCCGTAGAAGTTTTGGTTTGATCATCTTCTGATAATAAATCTTTGAAGTAAGTTGATCTAAACAAAGAATAATCTGTATCAGCATTTACTGGTTTAGTAGCCATACCTTGGGTATTAGATTTATTTACATCAGAAGCATTTTTATTAGCAGCTAATTGAGCTTGGCTCAATGTAGGTTCTTGATTACCTGTAATAGGATTTTTATTGATATAATTTATAATTCCATTTACATCTGTTTCTAAAGATTTAATCAATGCATTATAAGTAGTACAGAAGTTATATGCTTTAGGAAGTAGCTGCTGAATATCTTGAGATTGTAAGTTTACCTTTTTATCAATTCCATAGTAATAATCTCTAGCAAATTTATCAAAAGGTCCTTGTCCATTATAATCTGTTACAAGCATCTTTTTAAACCATAAATTATTTTTATAATCAGCTTGCTTTTTAGCATCTCCTTGTAAGTTATTTGCTTTTGTATCTAAGATAGTAACTCTTTTTATATCTATACCACTTATATTCGAACTTAATGGTTTCTTAATTCTAGCAAAAGCAGTTGTATAGGTAGGAGCATTTTGTATATTTGCTCCACTTTTAACTGGATATTTTTGTTGATCAATTATATAATCTCTATTTTGAATAAGCCATTCGTTATTTTGTTTGCCTTGATTATTAGCATAATCTTTAAACTTTTTAAGATTAGCTTTGATAGCGGTTATATTATCTAATCTCCATTGATCATTTCCAGAGTTTTCTGCTTCTTCAAAATATTCTTGAGAGATGTATCCATTTTCATACATCCAAAGAAGCATATCTCTATTCTCTTGAACCATATCTAAGATAGCATCATATTCACATGATTCAGAGATTGCATTAAAAAAGTCATCTTTTAACATAATTCATCTCTCAATTCTTTAATATAATCTACAAGCAATTGGTCTGGATTTTGATTAGTATTTTTATTTTTATACTCTTCCATTTTCTTAGTAATCTTTTTCATGTCTTCTTTTGTAAGTTGATATAGTCTTACTGGAGGTCTAGGAATTGTTATACGAACAACATCGTCATTTTCATCAAAGCTATATAGTTCTACTTCATTTATAAATAGATTGCCAGTTTTACCAAAATTAAGACCTAATAATACTAAAGCACCTTCTATTTCTAGAGCCATATACATGAAGCTTCTTCCAAGACCAATATGATTTTTGTTTAATACATAGAAGATTGGAATGATCATTGACTTCCCACCAGGGAATTTAAACATAGCTCCAACTAATGCATTTATAGTACCAGCAGCTAAAGCATCTTTTACTTTCTTAGCTACAGTCTTAAGATCTTTCTTATTATAGAATGCTTTCATCTTTTTAGACAAAGGTGTTTTAAGATAATCTTCATAAGTCATTCTCTTATAAGCTGGATTCTTTTTATAAACCTTAGATACTTCTGTAGAAAGATAGTTATAGAATTTCTTATTGGATTTATAAGCTTCTAGTTTGATAACGAAATCTTCTGTTACTTTATCTTCTACAAATATTTTTATAGCTTGCCCTATTAATGTGGATAAGGCAAAGCTTGTAATTATTTTTATATATGCATCTAGAGTAGATGATGGTTTTGAATCTTCAGTTAGATTCAAAGAATAAGATTTAAAATATCCCATATAAATACCTCATTACTTTTTATCTTGATTAAATTACTAAAGTGTCATAGGTATTTGAAACACAAAAAAAAGACCTAGGAGCAATTAAGCCCCTAGGTCAATTGTATTATCTAAAAATAATTATATCTTTTATAATTCTTATTCAGATTATTTCTTTTCAGCTGCAGCTTCTTTATCAGCTAAATTTTTAGCAGCTTCTTTACGACGATCATCACCAGTCATTTTAGCAGTCAACCATGCAACAGCTTTCATGATCATGTTAACGATTTTGCGGTACCAAGGAGCTTTATCGCCCATTTGTTCTGTTTTTTCTTTATAAGCTTCAGCTTTAGCATTAAGAGCAGCGATTTTATTAGCAATCCATTCTTTTGGTTTAGTGTAAGCATATTCTTTGATTTTGTCTAACCATTTACGAATAGTGCCAACTTCTTTTTCACCTTTAGCAGAATCGCTAGTAGCAGCTTGTACATCTTTAGCCTGTTCTGCAGAATCACCAGATTCACCATCTTCAACAAGCATATTCATGAAAGTAACGTCGCCAGTGTTTTCGAATGCTTCAAGCATCATGTCAACGAAAATGAATGCATCAGAGTTTTCGCTAATAGGACGAACAACTACGTTATGACATTCGTTAACGATTTCTGGGTCCATGATGATGCGAGCTTCATCAACAGCTACAGCAATATCAGTAACAGAGATTTCGTTAGCTTCAGCAATAGCATCAACAGCTTCGAAGTAATCCATGCAGTTTTCTTCTGCCAAACGTTCAACGTCAGTGAAATTAACAACTGCAGCGCCAATACGGGAATTTTCAACTACAGGAATAGCAACAGGGCTAAGAGCAGATTCAGCTTCGTTCAAATATACAGCTTCATCAAGAATGTTTTGGAAGCTAGCGGAACGAGTCAACTGAGATTCAGTGATTAACATAGGTAAATACCTCCATTATGATCATAATGATTTTAAGTAATAATTTATAAATTATTTTCATTGCTTTTAGAGATATCAAATCCGATGAAAAATCTATATCTCCAAAGATTTATTATAATGTAATTATTATAAATTTCAAAATTAGTTATTTATTACTTTAATTTTGCTTTAATAAAACCAATAGCTTGCTGAGTTTTATTCATAAGAGCTTTCACTGTAGCAACGTTCATATTTGTAGGAGTTGTACCTTGAGCTTTGTTTCTTAGAGAATAATACATATTTCTCATAGAAGACATTTTCTTTGCAAGATATTCTTTATCATTAATATTTTCAGATACATCTTGTGGCACTCTCTTAAGTTTTTGAAGAATCTTATTTTGAGGATTGATATCTACAGCTTCTTTTAAAGATTTGAAGTCATCATTCAAATAAGCATTTAATAGATCATTAGAATCCACTTCTTCTCCACGTTGCATCAAATCATATAGTTTATCAAAAGTTGATTCAGCTATTTGATATACAGGATCATTCTTAGAAATAGGATTTAAGAAAACTTGGAATCCTGCTTCTGCAAATTGTCTAGCAGTATCTAACATTTCTTGATCTGCATAAGCGTTAACTTCGTCTAAGGATAAAGAAACTGTGGAAGTATGAACATCACTAGCTTCACAAACGTTGATGATAGCTTGAGTACCATTCGTAATACCATTAGAAGTTGCATATTCTACCAGATCTTCAATTCTAATGATATTAGTATTATACTCTTTGCTTTCTCTAATAATAACTAATTCTGGAAAATACTCTGTGTTTTCATGAAAAAGAGTTTTAGAAGAACCAACAATAGCAGATGCTTCATCTAAAATACCTTTATCCATATTATTAAAAATCATAAGTTATCCTCCGATTAAAAGATCAAGCCTAGAGAGTAAATCTCTAGGCATTGATAATTATTTATTATTAGTTTTTAGCGAAGTATTTAGCACGGTTACGAGCAGCTTTGCTATCAGAAATTCTATTTGCTCTTTCTAATTCTTGATCAGAACGTTGATGATTAGCTTTGTCGCTCATTTGTTTGAAAACATCACGTCTAAATTTACGACCTTCGTCTCTACTCATTGTTTTGGAATGGTGTCTCAATACAGATTTACCAGCTTGAAGCATTTCTCGTTTCGTGTATGCTTCATGAACACCATTTACACCATTAACTTCTGTTTGGTCGAAAGCTACACCACCAGCAGTTTTAGCAGCTAATGCTGCAGGGATATTGATTTTGCTAGTTTCTTTTTCTTCACCAGCACCAACGAATAATTTTTCTTCGTCATCATCATATTCATCAGCTAAATATAGACCTTTTTTAGAGTCATTATCTAGACCAATAGTACCACATGCTTGATCTTCGCAAGCTTCTTCATTAAAACGGAATAATGCCATTTTATTATACCTCCATTAATTGGATTACATTAAATCTTTATCATATTTACCAGCTGCAACGTCTCTTAGATATTGAAGATGTTGTTGATGAGGATCTAAAGATTCTTGAATTTCTTCAATTTCTTCTAAGTCTTTATCATCATCTTCACTTTCAACATCGCCTAAGCCCATCATATCATCTAAGTCATCACCAATATCTTCAGATTCGATATCATCAGCAATAAATTTGTTAGATGCTTTAGCAGCTTTCTTAGCTTCAACTGGTTTTTCATGAATAACTTGATCTGTAGGTTCTACTTTAAGTTGAACGTCTTCTTGTTCAGCAGCTTCAGCTAAACCAACATTATAGTTCTTCTTAATAAGTTGAATACCGTATTTACCAGTGAAAGTATCCATCATTTGTTTAGTATTAGCAAATTTGCGATAAGTCATTACATTGGCTTGATCGCCCCATAAGCCTTTACCCAAACCAGAATCATGCCACTTGGACAAGTTTTCATCAGTACCAATACCAAGAGTACTCATTTCATCAAGAATAGAAGCTTCATCAATGATTAAAGCAGTATTATGGTATTGACCTTTAAGACCATTACATTCTAAGATAGAACCAATAGCTTCTGTTACAGAAGAAATATTATTGGTAAGCATAAAACGAGAAAGGTCTTCCATTTCAATTAAGTATTTACCAAATCTTTTAGATTCGCGAACTGGAACCATTTCTGCAGAGAATTTACATTCACTTACAGGAATAGTATCTAATCCATCTAAAAAGGATTTAACTTCTTCAACTACAGATACTTTTGTAGTTTGAGGAATTTTGGTGCCATTGTCAGCAATAGCCATTTCAGATAAAGTCTGAATAGCAGAATTAAACATGGCCATGTTCTCCTTCCATATTATAAAATTAGGATCCTTGTTTTGCTGCCATTAATTTATTTTTTAAATTCATAGCAGTATCTTTAGCTTTTTGCAAAGCATTATTAGCAGATTGTTTGAAGGACTCCGGAGCCTTTGCTGCTTTGTCTGCAAAATTCTTAACAGCAAGTTTTGCTGCAGAATATTTGTTAGCTAAAGTTTTTACACTATCGCCAGTATTGGATACAGCAGATTGTACAGTGCCTACTGCATTTTGAACATGATTCTTGATTCGAAGCATATTCTTACCAGCTCTATTACCAACTCCACATACTGCATGTTTTACACTGTTTAAATTTTCTTTAACAGTGCCTTCGCAATATGCTTGAAGATGATAAGATTCTTCGAAGCTTTCTGCTTCGAAGTCATTTTCAAAAGCTTCTATTAATTGTTGATAATAAATAGATTTTTCAGATACTGGAGAGATAAATAAATCATATCCAGATTCTTTAAGAGATTGAGAAATCTCTACTAATTCATCATCTTCATAAAGAGAAGCTTCATTAACAACAAATCCAATTGTGGAATCATTGTCAATCATGCTAGCTTCACACACGGCTCCGATAGCTTTATGACCATTCGTAATACCATTGGAAGAACCGTATTTCACGAATTCTTCTAATTGGATTAGATTACGATTTAAACGGTCAATATGTCTAACAGGAACCATTTGTGCTGTATAAGCCATTTCGGATTCGTTTAAAGAATCAAGAGATTCAATAAAATCGAATTCAGTAGATCCTCGAAGATCTGATTCTTTTAGAAGCATATATAGTTCTCCTTTAATGACCACTATAATATATTAGAATAATCATTAATAAATAGTCCTTAAGGGGTATTTATATCTTAAAGAACTATAATCGTTGAATAACGTTATTGTATTGATTATTTGCACGTTTCCAATCATTTTTAGCATTTGCTAATTTTCTATCTTTGCTAAAAGCACCAGTAACTGCATTCTTAGCTTTAAAGAACCCACTTGCAATTTTATCTTTTAACCAAGTGATGGCTCTTTTTAAATTAAGAATGATAGTAGCATACCAACCCTTTTTAGAAGCAATAGCATTTTGTTGTTCTCTAAGCTTTTGATTCAATTGGTTAGTAAGTGCTTTAATTTTAGCAGTAGCTGCTTCTACACTAGATACATCTTTGAAGTTTGGAATTTCTGCATTTACCGCTTCAGACAAAGTTTCTTCAGTAATCCAAGATACTTTATCTTCATCAATTGCTTTAAGTTCTTTAGTAACTTCAAATTCTTCTTCCAAAGTATATTCTTCACCAAAAAGAACCAAACTTGCAAGTCCTTGTTCTAATAAATCATTTTTGATCATAAAGTCTAATTCTTCATTAAACTTTTCAACCATAGTACTTGCTGTTGCTTCTCTTGTAGATAATAAGCTCATTATTATAATCCTCCTAATCTTTCTTCATATATTGATTCTCTGTAGCACCATTATCAATTTCATCAATTCTAGTTTGAAGTTTATTTATGACTTCTTCAGTACTTGGGAAATCGTAAGAACCTGTTGGGTCTATATGAACCATATGAACGTCTAGTACTTGTGTCTCTTTATTATAATCATAAGTTCTAGAAATAGCTTCAGAATATTCTAAAGTAGCTTTCAATTGTGGATCCATATATTTTCCATAAATTTGTACAAAGGTTTTATAATCCCCATATACGTAATTTGTTGGTATGAACAAGTAGCCGTTATGAACAAGCTCATGAACAGTTTCTGATAATGGTATTAATCCAACGTTTAATCTATAATGATTAAACATGACTTCTTTAGCTACAGCATTCTCTGAAATATTTTCTTGACAAGCAACTCTCTTAGAATAAATAGTAGTTACCAAATCAAACAATGTTAATGGAGAATGGTGTATATGAATTTTAATAGAATAAGTATCGACATTGTTTACGTTCTTATAAAAAGAACAGCTAGTCATATCTATACAGTTTCTCAAATACTCAATATATTTCTTATAAGATCTAGAAGACCTGCAAATACGTTCAATATTTTTGAAGTATTTTATTAGATCTTTTTCATTAGTAAAATCGTAATCAGCTATATCAAAAGACGGAAGATGTTCTAGAGTAATCGTCTTTTTAGCATTAGGTAATTCGAGTTCATTATATCCTCGCATTTTATAATATCACCTCCTGATATTACCACAATGTCTAGGATCTGTAGTGTCCATAACCAAAAGGAAAAGCTCTAAGTAGAACACTTATGTAAGTCATATTTTTTAGTATAATTTATTAACTTTGCAAAGGATGAAAATACTAAATGGGATTATATTCTATAAAGGATTTTGAAAGCGGAGGTATACTTAGTGAAGCATATGTCCCCAAATCAAAATACCTTAAAAGGGCGGAAATGCTGCTTGACAAAATACGAGCCCCGTATTTAGTAAACGGTAGTGGCATTTCTGGCATGGCAAGGATAGCTGCCAAAAGATTAAAATCATCAGCCCGCCATTTGTATACAGATAGAAATTGGACTGAATTTGAAAAGTGTCTTGAAAAACAATTCGGATTTGAAACATTTACAGTTAATATCTTAAAAGATTTCAAGATAAATGCAATGACATATCCTGTTAGCTTGGAATTTGCAAGATTTGCTAACTTTGATGATGTATTGGATTCGAATGGTTTAAGATATAAAGAATCAGCTAAAATGAATGGTGTGTCATTTATTACTGATGGCCTTTTATTTAATGCTAAATTTACATCTGGTCAGATATTATCTATTATATTACATGAAATTGGGCATAATTTTAGCCAAATGGCTATAGGTATTTTGGCTTATAAAAATAATGCCAAAGCTCTATATATATTATCAACAGTCATTTTATCATTATTTACCGAATTTGATGGCGCTTTTGGTATGGATGGAATGTCTACTAATGAAAAAATAATGAATCTGGTTGGTTTGTTGATGAATACCACAGATACTGGTAAGAGATTAGGCGCTCAAGTAAAAAGAGATGAGCAGTGGAGAGATTTCAATAATTCAATGGATTTCTTGGCTACTCTAGCATCATATAAAAAAGAACTTACAGATTATTTGCCAAAAAGTTTAGCAAAGATCGGTAATATGATAGAAAGCATTTTTACTGCACCTATTCTAAAAGCTAGAAAAGAAAAAATAAAAGAATATGTAGAGTATATTGCAAAAAATAAATCTAAAATAGCTAGAAGTAATATGGTCAATTATTTGGACTTTATGGATGAGTCATTTGCAGATAAATTTGTTGCTATGAATGGTTATGGTGTATAATTTTCAACAGCGGTTAAATTGGTAGAAACTGAATCGTTAGTTTCTGGTATAAACGGAACGGTTGATACAATCCCTATTATTGGTCATTTATTTGCTTTAGATACTATCATTGCAAATGTATTTGAGACTATTATTTCTGGTGAACCTCATCCTACTACGGCTGCCAGAGTTTTGACTCAAATTTCTATTTTAGAAGAGGAATTAAATAACCCAGATCTTAATCCTAAAACAAAAGCTATTATAGAAAAAGATATTAAAAATATTAAGAAAGAATCTGAGCGTATTGATAAATTATTACAAAAAGATATCAATATGAGGTCATCTTTCTATAGATTCTATATATTAGCATTTAATAAATTTATTACTACTATTCAACCTGATAAAGACATCAGAGAATGTCTAATGGGATTTGTTCATAGTAATAAAGATATTATGGCATCATTAGAAAAAAATATTGGTGATGTATCTAGATCTGCTAAAAACAAATTAGTAGCTAGTTTAAAAAGATTTAATTAATATAAAGGAGAATTAGTCACATGGCACTATTTATTATGAATGAAAATTATGAATACGATGAAGTTACTGCATTCTTAGAATCTTTAGAACAAGATGTCGATCAAGTTATGCTTTCTGAAGGTGGCGGAAGAGCTAGTAGAAGTATCGTTGTTAATGATTTAGAAGATCTTAAAAGTAAATGGGAAGAAAAACGTGGAGCTCAAGCTTTAAAAGATAAAGAAGAACGCCAACTATTCAAAGCTGCTAAACAACGTGCTGCTGTTGTTGATAAAGCGGATCAAGAATACAATGAAAAACTTCAACAAAATGAAGCTCAATTGAAAAAAGTAATTGAAAGCAAACCTAGATCTTGGGTCGAAAAGAAATTAATACAATTTAAAGCTGCATTGCATCGTTTCAGAAGTAAATATGGTACTGCTAAAGATGGTAAATCTAAAACTATCTTGCAAAAAATTATTTCTACTTTGACTCGTATTATCACTTGGATTACAGATAAAGTACTTAAAGGTGCTAGATTTATTAGTAATAAATTTAGCGGGGATAAGAGAGCTAAGCAAGCAGACGAATTTAGATCTAAATTCAGAGCTGCTAAAGTAGACAAACGTTTTGCAGATACTAGAGCATTAAGTGATAGAAATAAGATTGTTAATGAATATGACAGAAGACAAGCCGATAAACGTAATGCTCAAAAATCTCTCTTACAAGATAAAATGAATAAATTAAATGCTAAATATGGCGCAAATAATTAGCCAACACTATTAGTTAGGAGGTCATGCCTCCTAACTAATTTTATATAATTAAACATGGTAAAATATAATGGCTCTTTATATAAAATACGATCTACACTCTGATTCCGAAGCCATATTTGAATCTTTTGAATATTTAATATCTGAAGACTATGAGTTATTAGATATGCATATAGTAGATTCCGATAGACGTCTTAAAGATATAAAGAATTCTTATAAAGATGACGAAAATGATTTAAATAATAAGATAAAAGAATCAGAAGATCAATTAAATGAAAGACTTAAAAAGATAGAAGAAAAAGAATCTGAGCTTAAAAGGGTTATTAATAATAAGCCAAGATCTTGGTTAGAAAGAAAGCTTTTATCTTTTAAGGTTGCTTTAAGAAAATTTGAAATCAAATACAAATTAACAAAGTCTGGACGAGCTAAAAGCATTATTAGAAAAATTCTTTCTATATTGGTTCGCGTTGTTAAATGGATTAATGATAAATTAATTAAATTTACACGTTGGGTGAATAATGTTCCTCTTGGAAATGGGTATAAACTACATCATAGAAGAGTTGAAATAAAAAATATTAGGCATGATATAAAAACGCATAAAATGCACGCTGATATGGATAGAAAATTTATTGATAAATATAAAAATGATCTTAAAGATCTAAAAACTAAATCTTATCGTGCAGTAGAAAATCAAAAGAGCTTTAAACAAAGTTTATTAGATAAGAAAAAGAGAAGGGAGGGTTTGAAGTAAATGAGTTTATATAAAATAAATGAAAATTGCTGTTCTGAAGAAGCCCTTTTGGATAGAATATTGAATGAACGATATTTTGAGGATTTCGATGAACCAGATGAATCATTATTTAAGACTTCTTCTCCACAAGAATATAAACGATTAGATGGTCTTTATGATAAATTAAGACGTGTCAAAGGTAGTTTAGCAGAATTAGCCAAAGATAGACCTACTAGCTGGCTAGAATCTAAACTGATTGGATTTAAGAGAATGCTTACTAAATTTAGAGTTAGGCATCATGCTACTAAAGGTAATAAAGAGAAAACTATCTTGCAAAAGATTATCTATGTGATTACTAATATAATCGGTTGGATAAATAATCAGCTTATCAAAGTGGCAAAATTTATAAATAGATCGGCTAAAAATTATGATGCCGAAAAACGTTTTGATAGAGAAAGAATTAGAAATATTAGAAAAGAAATAGATGATGAAAGCAATAGAATCTATAATTCTTAATATATAGATAATGGAGAAGAATAAAAATGGCATTATATAAATTAAATGAAGGTTTAGAGACAGTTGCCCATAATGCTATAGGAAACTTATTTATGGGTGATCATACTCTTGGAACAAAGAAATGGATAGGAACCATGGATCCTAATCTAATTCCTGGAGGATTGAGGGATAAGTATGATCAGGAATATTTTAATAAATATTACAAGATCAGCTCTTCTGTAGAATCTAAATTACGTCAAATGATAAAAGCTATTCCAAACGTTGCTATGTTTAGTAAAAGCAAGGGCTACAAATCAAATGATATATTTAATGACTTTTATGGATCTAATGCAAAAAAAGAAGATCAATCTGCAATGCATTTGAAACATAAAGCAAATGAAGTTAATCTTACTACAGCTACCGCTTATAAGATTTTACACTATGGGGATAAATTTGCTATAGTGTTCTTTATATTTGATAATCATAGTATCAGATCTGCTAAAGTTATTACTAGCAGAAGTCCTGGTAATTATGATGCTACAGATATCCATGATTTTAAGAAGATTAATCCTTCTTCATATACTAAACCTAAATAAAAAAAAATAAGAGGAATACCATAATGGTATTCCTCTATTCTTATTATCTCATAATAAAATCTTTAATAAGATCAAATATGTAGGATATAAATTGATAGATTTCAAAGAATATAAACATTATAATCCCAGATAATATCAAACCACCTGTATGTTTTATCATAGAATATGGTTTAACAATATTTGGTTCCATACTCCAATTGCGGTCAGTGTCAGCTGGTGGTTTGAATTTATAAGGGCTATAACCTTCTAAATCTTTATTAATGAGGAGATCTGTATTATTGTTATTATTAAGCCAATTTCCTGTATTCATTTTATCCCCCTATCAAACATATAAAAGAATAGTATATATTATAAGAGCTACTGCTACTAAAAGAATCATAATAGAAAGTAATTGAATATTTGTTCCTTCTTTACGGCATATTACTACAGGACGCCTTACTAGATTAGGATTGCTGACCATATCTCTAATATCATCTACTTCTACATATTCATCATTTTTATAGTATTTATATTCACTACCATGACCTAATAAATATAAATCTTTTATATCAGAAACATTGGCAGCACTATAAAGAGAGACAATCTCTCTACTGTAAGAATCTTTGTGAGAAAATAATTCATACCTACTAAAAATATAAACTTGTTTAGAAGCTAATAATGTTTTAAAATAAGAAAGTAATAGATTTCCTTTAATATTAGATTTAACTCTATCAAATATATCGACCATCTCGTCATTAGTATCTTTATACCCATTAAATAGACATTTGCATTTATCTATCATAATGACAAGTTTGTTCTCATCAGAATCTATTTTAATATCTCTTGTAACTTCTCCCATTTTTAGTGTATATATTTTCATATTATTAGGATCTGTAGATACTTCTAAAGTTTTTAGATAATTAATATATTCAGAATTTTTTACTTTATAGGTAGATATCTTATAGATATTATCCAAATCATGATTAGAAACAGGATCGGTTCTTATTATTTTTATTGATGGAACTGGATTCATCAAAATACCAACAGGATCTTTGCTATCTAAATATTTCTCAGAATATGATATGAAATATATTCTTGGAATGATACGAACCCATATATGTTCTACGAAATTATTTAATATCCTAAAAGCAGTATTGAAAAATTCTTCTATATCGATATTGCTTTTATTCATAAACTGAACAAAATCTGGATGTACGTCGCTATCGATAGCTTCTAAATCATTACTATAATTATCAGAAAGAGCTTGAATAGTCTTTAGATCTACAGCATAGATAACGTCTAAATATTTAATCTCTACTCCCCCTGTCCAGGATCTATATCTTTATAAAAAGAATTTATTGGAGTTGTCTTGCTAAAATCTAGCAAGTCATCATTTGTTAGAAGCTCATCCCCTTGTTTAAATAAAGTCATTCATTATACCTCCTTTAAAATTTTAAGAATAGCGCCAATCCAAGCATAATTAGAATAGCAATTAATATTACTGCTACAAAGATTCCAATAGCTTTTATGGTAGCATATTCTTTATTAAGTTGCATTATTTCATCATTTATCTTATCTATAGATGCCGTTGTCATTTTTCCTGTACTCATAGTTAAAGACATAAATTTGGCCAAATCATTTCTATTCTTTTCTATCATACTATCATGAATGCTAACTTTATGCTCTAAATTTATCAAACCATCTGTAATATGAGATATATTAGTTTGCATTCTAATAAATTTAGATTCTATTTCGTTCATTTTTCTACCCCCATAAAAGAAAGAGAGATAGAGGATTTCCTCTATCTCTTATATTCGTTGTAAGAAAATACTATATTCCCACCAGAATTGTATAAAGAATCTATCATCTCTTGAGATTCCATTTTAAGAATTACAATATCAGTATTAGATAAATCTAATTCATTATTATGAGAGATGATCAAGCATTGATCGAATCCAAGATCATTCATTATTTGCTCAATAAGAATGGAGAACTGAATACGATTCATGCTATCTAGATTATCATCTACTTCATCTAGTTTGATAATATTATATCTATTAGATGAATTTCGTAATAATACAAATGAGATAAGCATAGAGATCATAGATAACTGACTATCACTCATTAGAGATATATCTTCCCTTACTCTTCCTTCACTATCAGCACAAGGAATATTGAATTCATTTTCATTAATAATGAATGGTTGCAAAGCAAACCTACCACCAAATAATAATCTAAGAAGTGTATTAGTAGTATTTAGTATGCTATTCATAAACACAGACATGTATACTGTTTGGATACCATGGATAGAAGTATACTTCTTAATCATTTGAACTTCATTATATTTAGCAGCATACTCTTGAGAATCTCTTGTATATTGTTCAAATAATACCATACGATATTTATTCTCTTCAATAGCTTTACTAATAGCTGGAAGATCTGTATTTTGTAATGCAGATAATTCAGATGCTCTTCTATTAAGCTTATCAGTTAAATCTTTGATAAGAACATTATTCTTTTCCATAGATTCGATTTTATTTGTAATCTCGTTCAACTCTACAGAAACTTCCTCAAATTTCGCTTTATTTATCTTAGCATATCTGATACTGTCTAGTACCATTTCTATTTCCAATTTGCTACTTCTGATCTTCTCAATTTCAGCGAATATGCTTAATTTAGAATCGCGAATAGTAGATAAATTCTTTAAATCAGTATCTATTTTTTCTTGCAAAATTCTTATTTCAGCATTTGCAGAAATTAATTTTTCTTTAGCAGTTTCATAAGAATGAAGATCATCTTCTAATGCTGATACGATCGTAGAGATATTTTTAAACTCTTGATATTTATCTACAGATTCGAAATTCAATCTTATTCCATGCTCTATATTATGATATAAAGTATTGATAGAATCCAAAGATTCTGTTCCAGGGAATTTCCTTATAATCTTAGACATTGACTGAATATATTCTAATATAGATTTCATTTCATAAAGACACTGAGTCTTAATCATATTCTCTTCTGCTAGATTCTTTGCAGATTCAATAGCATCTAGTGTAGAATTTATCTTTGTAGATAAAGAATATAGAGACTGCCTGCTTCGTAAAGCATTTTTAGCTTCTACTACGTCTTTAATAAAAGGACAATCAGATTTATGATTACAATCATCAGGTATTTTATTATAATCTTTGGATCTATTGTTTAAGAATTCCACATCACGTTTTTCTGTTCTAAGATCCTCTAATTGCTTTTCCAATCCTGATAATATTTCAGTATGATCTAAAATAACTTCTTTCTTACCAGTTCTTAAGGAATTCATAGATTCTTTTCTTACTGTTTCGGAATAAGTTTGGAAAATATTCTCTACTGTAGAATTGAATTTTTCTATAACAAGTTTTACTGTTTCATAATCTTGTTCAGAGATATCCTTATAGGTTTTGAATAAATGAAAATATGGTTTATAAGATTCTAATTCTTTCTTAGTAGATTCTATCTTAGAATTAAGATCATCCATATGCTCTTTATTATAAAGAGAATCTAATTTGATCGTTAGCTCAGTAATGTTATTATTAATTTTAGATTCCTCATCTAATAGCTCTTTTGCTCTAGAAGATAGCATTTCTTCATTAGCTTCATACTTAGCCATATCTTTTTCATATTGAATAAGTTTCTCTTCAGAATACTCTTCAATATTTGGAAGGTCTCTAATCTCTTTTTCAAGTATAATCTTTCTCATAGAAAGATTCTTGTAATCATCTAAGAAGTTACCACTGCTATCAAGTCTAGATAGTTCTGCTTTAATAGTTGCTATTTCACTAATCAAACCATTCTTCTTGTTATCTAACTCTTTAAGAGCTAGAGTATCCTTTTTAATAGCATCTTCTACTATAGCTATATTACCTATTTGAGATAATTTAGTTACATATGAATCTATAATAGATTTCAATACTGTAGATTTAGTAGTAATCATCTTATGAATATTATTGAAAGCTGCTAGAGATGAGATAATGGAATTTACATATCTCTTTCTCTCAGATGGTTTTAATCCGCCTAATCCTTTTTTATTTGCTGATAGTTGAGATAACGTAATAAAGTTATCATCTATCCCAAGTATATCGTAGATTACTTCTTTAGCAGTAGTAATATTATTAGATGGATTTAGATTTTCTATACTTCCATCTGGATTGAGTCTATTAAGATAGCATTTAGTTGGACGGCGTATACCATCTTTTACAAGAGACTCATATTTGATATTCAATATAGTTTGAAAATCAGTTTCATAAGCTATTTCTTTAATAGCTGTTTTATCAGGAATATAATCGATGGAAGAATCTGCTAGTGGGGTTAAGGCTTTAAATATTGTAGACTTACCAGTACCATTATCACCTTTGATAATTAGTACTTTATGAATACATTTTGAAAAGTCTATTTCAATACTAGATAGACCCATACCATTATATATTCCTATATAGTTTTCCAACCTAAGACGTAATAATCTCATAATTGTTCTCCTATACAAATAGATCGTAGATCATCTTAATTAATAATCCAAGACCCCATAATGTGGATAACCACAATGCTATGATTGCGGTTTTAAGAAATTTATCACTTTCTTCACTTTTGTAAACATGTTTTGATAGAAATAAACAGAGTTTTATAAGTAATGAAACCGATATAAAGGCTAATCCTATCATTAGTAAATCAACACTTAAAGTTATATTACCATCTAACAACGTTACAAAGCTGTGATTTATTACTTGACTATTAGAAGACAATATTTCACCTTCTTTAGAATAAGAATAAATAGGATACTGTATATAAAAATCCCATCACTAATAAATACATAAGAGTTAGTAATAAGAATGATACAAAGGTTAATGCAGTAATCTTATATGGAATATTGCAAATCTTATGACCTCTTACTCTAGCTATTGTTATTAAAATAATAGCTATTATTGCCGAAATCACGAAGATAACTGGAAGCATATTTTCTGTAATTGTATAAAAGCTCATTTAGATAATTAATCCTTTCAATATAGATATTTTCTAGTTAATTAGAAGTCTCCGATATCGTAAGAGATAAAAAAGATAGAAGCATTACGCTTCTATCTCTTGTTCTGAATTATCCATCCACTCATTTTCAAAGTTTTTAACGATGGTTGCAATTTTTACAATTCCAGGAATATTATTGTGCCAAGAATCATTAGATTCATTAGCAAAAGCAATAATATCTTTAATACTCTTCGCCATATTATAGACATGCTTTACAGTCTTATCTTGAATTTTGGTATCGTTTTGTTCCATACAATGACGATAGATGAAGAAACCAGATTCTTTATCAAAAGGAATTTCTTCCTCAGACTTTAATTTCTTTTGGAATTCATCATCAGTCATACCTTCTATTCGAGGAGATACTTTGTCAAATAGTGATACATATACACTTTCCATAGTTAATAGAATAGGAACAATAATCTTATCTAGATCAATAATACCATCATAAGCATATTCGATATATTTAAACAATATTGCGTGTTTAATCAAGACTTCCATAAAGATCATGTTTTTAGTATCTCTATATAAATCTAGTATTGGAAATACTCCCTCTGTAATTCTCCAATACTCAGTAAGCATGTTAATATAAGGCAATTCTTTGTATTTGATTTTAAGAGGATTGCCTTTTTCATCATACGCCACTGCAAGATGTTGTACCAATTTATTCAATTCATCTTCTAGTATTATAACCGTAGAATCAGTTGGAGAGAAATCAGAGAATTGGATGAATGGGCATCTGATAATATCTTTATCTTTCTCAAATTTCAATCCAGATACGAAATAGTATTTAACGGCTGCCACATTTAATTGGTTAAATTGATCTTTAGAATTCGTGAAATGGAATTCTTCAAAGTCTAATTTATCTTGTCTCATAAGACATTCATCTCTATTAATAATTCTATCAGATACTCTGGATTCAATAATAGTTAGTATCGCTTCTCTAAGACCAGAGTGTTTTGGAATATTATTGATAGAATTGATTCTGTTCAATTCTGATACGAAGAAGTTTGTGAAAGAAAATGGGTCCGTTGTTTTAAATGAGCTGTTCATATTTTTTCTCCTTATTTATAACTTAAGAAAATACCATAATTTGGAAGTGCAATATAGAAAGATTCGATATCGATATCTTTTCTTTCAATATACTCAAAAGAATCAATGATAATAGTTTTCTCATCTTTATTATTTCTTAGATTGTATACTTCCCGATCACTATAAGTTAAGCTAAACTTTAATAAATTATATTCATCTGGTAAGAAGTATAGTAACCATAATGGAATCAATAAGAATCTATCATCTTCATTGTTTCTAGCAAATCTAAATCCTTTATCTTCTAAGAAGATGAATTGTTCTATACATTCTTTTGTCATCTCAACTCCTTTTTCTGGATCTAGAAAGGATTTATTAAATTTAGAATTTAGTTCGTATATATATCTAAATAATTTATCAGCAAATTCTCCCATTTCAGAAATTACATTCTTTAATTCTGGATCTACAGCTTCATTGTTTCCAATAGAATCAATAACTCCAGAAATCATACAGCCTATTGCATGTGTCTGCATAGCATTTACTGCTTCTTTTAAAGAAGCGCAATCTTCAATCTTTTTCATAATAAAATCTCCTTTAATTTTAAAAGAACAAAATAATGTGAGTAGACCACTATAGTCTACTCACTATTATAGTATATAATTATATGACTATTTGTTCTTTCTAATTCTAACAGCTATTCTATTTGCAATCATAGCTCTATGTCTTCTACCAATTGTTCTAGATACTTTCCATCCAATAAAACAATTTAATTGTAAATGTTTTGTAATAGGCATATCGGACTTCCATACAAATGGCCTATCTAATAACCATCTATATCCTTTTTCATGGCCATAGTATTGTTTCTTCTCTGGAGAGTCAACATAAACCATCTTAGAGTTATCAACCCAAGTACCAAAGATATAGAATGCAAATCCATATGCACAGTTTCTTGTTAACCAACCAACTCTGCAGAAGTATCTTTTTATTCTATCTTTTAATGGTAGTTCTTTAAAGTTTGCTACATAATATCTTCTTCTACCAAACTTATTAACTCCACCTTGGTATTCTTTATTGTATTTATCGAAATCATATCTAATAAACTTAGGAGCTACATTCATAATATATTCTCTATTATCTATGCTATCATCCCAAGTTTGCCATAGATGCCAGATACCTTTGAGTTCCCCATCTTCATCGGCAAATAAGACTACAAACCAGTTTGTTAGATAACAAAATAGCATAATAAGAAGTTGAAATGGAAGAAAGATTAAAAATTTAAGCATAATATTCCTTTCATAAAAATAACACTAGTCCTCTGCAATATAACCGAGTATCTTAATGTCATCTTTACCTTTAGCCATTTCTTTTTCTTCTTCTGCAATCTTATAATAGTTAATAGGATATATCCCATCCATAGTTCTTTTCATTACAGACTGATATCCACATTCACAAGCATAGAGTATGTGCTCTTTAGATTTAACGAGTTTATTTGGATAAGTACCTATCTCAGTTAGACCGTATAAGCGGTATTCTGACTGAAGCATTACTAATTTCTTTCCACATCTAGGACATATTCCAAACTCATTCGTAGTTACTACTTCTTTCATTTTATCAATTCTCCAATTCTAATTATTGTATAATTTGCATTATTCGTTTGTCACCTTTTGCAACCAATACAGAATCAGAAAATTTGATATCTTTCATAGATTTCAATTCACATGTAAATGGTTTAGCAACTCCATTTACTACAATCTTTCTTAATCTAAGATCAGATACATTTCTTACATTATGAATTTTCATTTGTTGTTCTAATTGGGCTCTTGAGTAAACCCAATATCGCATATAATAACTTTCATCTGCCATTATAAAATCTTTCCCTTCTTCTGTGATCAATTCCTGAATCATCATACATATTATTCATGTAATTAGACATATCTTCCAATGAAGTAAATGTTTTAACTTCAAATTTTTCAAGCAATTTTACAGTAGCATCAATAGATTTCATTTGTGGAATAGTAAACTTGCTTCCATCATCTTCATTTAAGAAGCATACAAATGTTGTATAAGGACGAACGTGCATGCTATGAATCATTTCTACAATAGAAAAGAATCCAGTCATCTTAGGAGTAATACAGTATACTAAATATTCATCATTGGCTTTATGATATTCTTCTTCTCTTTGCGCTTCTTCATTCCAATCATCTACAACTGGATTGAATGGATCAAATCTACTATTTAGCATAGGAATGAATTTGTCTCTCCATTTAGATCCATTACAAGTACCACCTAAGAATACTGTAACCATATCAACTATAGAGACTTTTGTTTCAGCAATAGGGACTCTATTTGGTGCTGGAATTGGTGTTGCTGAAGTTGAACTAATAGACATATCTTGGTTAGCAAAAAGCATTTTCATATCCTCCTCTTATATATTATTTTTTAGTGCTTACTCATAGTGTCATCGGTATTTGTAATAAAAAAATAAGAGGATAGTGACAAACACTATCCTCCCAATTCTATTGTTTATGAAAATCTTTCAATTGTAATTCTGGAACTGAATAATCTGGTTCTTTGAATAGTTTCTTATTGAACTCTACTACTTCTTTCAAAGGATTCTCTTTCTTAAACTCTCTATATTGAGCTTCTAATCCTTTTCTCCAAGTATTAGGTTCTTTAGATTTTTGATCGTCTCTAAAGTATCCATGAGGTTTCATATCAATCAATGGAACTATCATTGATGTAGCACCAGGATCTGTAGGAGATGATGCAGACATGTCTGCTATACCAATATTGGAAGTATGACAATATCTATATACATCTGGAATTGCATTATTACCAGATTCACCAATACCTTGAGGCCCTTTGTAAGTATACTTCAAAGCAAGGTATGAATCATTATCTGTAGTAATATCTCTAAAGTTAACAAGGTTACAGTTTGTAATCTCATTAATCAAGAACATAGGATCTGTATTAAGACGTTTCTTAACAGACTTAATATCTACTTTATCACCCATATCAGATAATGCATAAATTGCTTTAGATAATCTAGGAGCATAAAGAGATGCGATGTATTCTTCACATCTTAATCTCTTAATAGAAATATCTAGATTATCTTTAGCTAATAAAGCACTGTATTCATACATTACCCATCTTAAGATACCAAAGATAGTATTCTTATCTTGTTCTGGTAAACGTATCTTCTCTACAGTAGTCTTATCATAAATAAGTTTAAGAGAAGTTAATACAGAGATACCTTTATTTCTAGGAGTGCTTAGATTAAACTTTCTTCCCAAAGAATCTAACCAGAACTCTCTAGAGTAGATAAATGGTATTGTAGCAAATTTTCTTGGGAATTCATTACATAGTTCTACCATTACATGTTGTAATGCTGGATTCATATGTAAGATATTCTTAGGACAGCTTACAAAGATTTGGCTGGTCTTCTTAGGTAAGAATGTATACCAGTTATCATCATTAGGATCAAAGTCTGTTATTCTAACAAATTGATCCAATCCTAAGAATTGTAAGCCTCTAATTAATCCCATTTCTGCAAAGATATATTTTACCATAGGTACAGATTTCTTAAAGATTTCTGCATCATAGGTTATTGCCATTACTTTGTTTTCTCTTACATCGCTCAACTCTATGATGTGTCTAAATACACGAATAGGTTGGAATGGAGATTTTACAGTAAGCATCTCATATTTATGATTCGATGTTCTATTATTGTAAGTAAATGCATCTACTATTTGATACATAGCAGATCTCACATTGCCATTGATTTTAAAGTAGAATTTCTCTATTACTTTAGGAATGGCAATGATGATATCAAACATTTCTCTTCCATCAATAGCTTCAATATAGTAAGTAACGATAAGAAGTCTAAGATCAGATTCTTTTAGATCTATGAAGTCATATCTATTATCTGTAGAAGCTTTAAGTTTAGAAGATTTGCTAATAGCATTAGCTTGATATTGTTGTAAGATATCTATAATTTGTTTATAATCATCTACAACTGTGAAGTTATGTACTTTGATTGTAAAGTACCCATTTACTCCCATTTCACGTTCTATTGATTTGATGATATTCTCTAGATAGTATATAATCAAATCATCTGATCTAACAAATAGATCTTTATTGAATTTTTCTCTATACTTATTATCATAATTATAGATAAATTCTCTTTGATTCATCTTCTCCTCCTGCTAATCAATGGTATCATTTATACAGGTTGTGAGTTTTTCTCCAATAGGATTTGGAGCATTTTTCTTATCTTCAAATGTAACAGATGCTCTAATATCAAAGATATCACAGAATCTTTTCAATTTAAAGAATGTAATACTGTGACCAGCTAAACCACGAAGGTCATTTGAATAGTCAGAACCAAATCTAGGTTTGTAGTTTTCTATGTCAATAGATTTCTTAGCGATTGCTTGTTTAAACAATGCCATTTCTGGAGTATCTTCTTCTTTAACGATAGGAGTATAGATATTATTAGCAGAGATTAGAATAGTACGTTCTTGTTGTTCTAACTTAGCTTGCTTTTCTATAGCATCTCTGAGATTTTCGACATTCTCAAAATCGATGATATTCTTAGCATCATAATCCTCATGATTTACATCTTCTGGATTAGAGTATACTAATACAGGACCAGCATCATATACATTTACCATATCTCTAGTAAATTTAGTATTTACTGGATATACGGTATCTCCAGATACTACAGCAGTATCATCAGCAAGATCTTTAGAGATTTGTGGATTCAAAATAGATCTTCTTATAAAATCATCTTGATCCATAACATCTAAGATTCTTTTGCCTATTTTCATTTTCTTCATAATTATATCCCCTATTCGAAAAAATTATATCAAAAATGGTAATAGACGGATACTGGTTGAGAGGAATAACCTCTCAACCAATTCCATTCAGTTATTATAAATTATTTTTGATATGATAGATTAAAGATTCTGGAACAGCAACTTGTCTTCCATCTTCACATGTAAAAATGTGTTCTTCATCTACTCGACGATTAGAAATATTTCTAATGAAGTTTCTTACTGCTTCTTTTTTATCTTCTTCTTCATCTGTTTGAGCCATAGCTTTCATCAAAGCAATAACTGCTGCTTTCTTAGCTTCAGCATCTTCCCCATCACAAGGAACTTCAGATACATATACTGGAGTTTCAATATCGCTGTCTTTGTGTCTATGGATATAAGATCTAAGACCATTTACAGGACCATTTTCACTAAGAACTGGAATGAGTTTCATTGGAGTGATATTAACAGTTTCGATAGGTTTCAAAGTATCGCCAAAATTAGAGCACTCACATGGTTCATCATCTGGATAAGGAATATATTGAGGAAGTTCATTCGACCCAGCTTCTTCCACCATCACAGATTCATTCTTAATAAGTTCTTTTGCAAGAGCTTGAGCTAAGATACGTTTTTCTTCGTCGCTTTCGATATGAAAGACTGTATGTGTTACTTTCATAATAAATCTCCTTATTTATTAAGCACGTTCAGGAAGTTCTTGATTAGCTGCAACACCAGTATCATCTTTTACATGTTGTTTCAAGTGTTCAGATGGTTCAATACCGATGTATACATTGTTACCAGCGATTTCACCAGTCATTGTGAATAAGTTAGTGAATTCCAATACAGGATCGATAGATACGTTGGAACGCATATAATCGAAGATCACATCTAAGATTGTGCAGAACAATTCTTGTGCAGAACCTTCACAAATATTACCATTATCATCTTTAGGCATGAATTTGAATACCAAACCATATTCGTCATGAGCATGATCAGCAATCACTGCATAAGCTGCTTGGGATTCTGGGAATGTATATACTTTCCATTTGTTGTCGATATCTTCTTCATTGAATGTATAATTCAAAGTCCAAGAACCGTCATCAGCACCT